TCCAATATAATTTTTAAATTTATTACCAAACAAAGTTTTAAATTCTTTTATCTCATTTGTTCCTAATGATCTTCCTAATTTAGAAAATAAATCTGACCATCTAGTTCTTATTGCAGATAAACTACCAAGTATGTCAGTGACAACTTCGTCATTTACTTTTAAATCTTTTAGTTTTTTAACTAAAGCATCTTTCTTTGCTGCATCTAGTGGACCAAATTGTGCAACACCAAGATCATCTAGTTTAGGATCACCGGATAATAAAAGATCATTTATTTCTTTTAATAATTTTTGTCTGTCCTTTGCAGCAGCCTGATTAAATACTGTTCTTGCTGGTGGAAATATTTTGTCAATTGCTTGATCAAGTTCTCTAGATATATTTCTTGCACCTGCAGCATCTGCAGCTCTTTCACCGATAGATGTTCTTTCAATATCAAAAAATTCTTGTGTCTTACCACTTCGTGCCCTGAACCCTGATGCAATTCTATCTATAAATCTATCTAATTTAGAGTTTGCTACATCTAATTGTTTATTTCTGTTTGTTAATTTTTTAACCAGTGTACCTGTGCCACCTATAACACCAGTAAATAATGCACCTTCAAAACCAAACTTAACTCTGTTTAATAATTCTCTAGTTGCATCATCATCTGTAGATCTATCAACTGCTGTTGGTCCACCAATAAGATCACCAAACGTACCAACTTTTTCTACATCACCTACAAACACACCCTCTGCTAGACCACCACCTAGTGCACCTGCAATAAATTTATTTGTTTTTCCACGTGTGTTTAATTCTATGGCCTGGTCCATACCTTTCTTTAGATTTGGATTAGACAGCTTTACATACTTACCGTTTCGTGCGGCTTTCATAGCATCGCCTGCCATTCGAGATGCAACTTTAAAACCTACACCCCCTGGTATACCGATGTTTACTAATGCTTCTGTTATTCTACCTGCAGCTGTTGCTTCTGCTTTCTCATCAAATTCTGTAAGATCATCAAAGTATTGTTCTACTTTTGCAGCTGCACCACTATCGACACCTAAATCTAAAAGTGTTGCACCTAAAGAAAAGAAACCTTTTGGTATTGCAATAAGACCCGATGCAACACCAGACAATATTGATTCTAATGTACCAACTTTATTGTTATTTGATTTACCGTAAAATACGTCTTCGATTGAAGCCATTTAGTCCTCCTATACTACGAAGGCTACTTGATTACCTTTTTTCTCAACAAGTCTTGCACCGATAACATATCTACCATCGTCTAGACCTGCGCCTTTTGCAATCATGAAATCTATTTCATCTGCAGCAGGATTGTCTTTTTTGAAATTGTTAAATAATTTATCTTGTAATACGCCATCGTATTTAATATCGTCTGCTCTTAATATGGCTGCTGTTTGGCTGCCACTAATAGTTCCGTCTTTGGCTACTACTGCAGCTATCTGACCAGAAGCGCCAGCTTGTTTTTCTGCTCTATCAAGAGCTTTTATTCTAGCTTTTTTAAGATCTCTATCTATAGAGTCTGCAGACGCAATGTCTTTTTGTATCTCACCTTTAAGTATTGCAGCATCAATTTGTTTTTTAAGATCTACAGATTTATCTAAGTTTTTAGATATTGCGTTTATAATTCTATTTTGTAAAGTTCCTGATTTAATTGAACCTTTAAGATCTCCACCTTCTTCTGTTACAATTTTACTAGCATCTATTAATGAATCATAAGCTGCTCTTTTATTCATTTTGTCAATACCCATAAGCTCGTAGTATCGTTTTTTAGTTTTTGCTATTCTATCTTCATCAATTTCTTTTTTCTTGTTAGGATCATCAACAACACTGCCGCCTGTTGTGCCTTCGCCTGTTCCTATCTCATCAACTCTTTTTAATTCAGTTGTATCGCCTTCTTTTTTTTCAGGCATCCTATCTCTAAACGGATCAAATCTTTTACCTGGTACTAAAAAGTTTGCAACACCTTTAGCTGCCTCTATTGCAAGAGGTCCACCACCTGTGATTGCACTAGTTGCTAAACTAGGTGATGATAACGCTAAAATAGGATTTTGTTTTGCAAAAGAACCTATTCTAAAACCAACGCTTTCTGGACGACTAGCCATAGGTAAACCAATTCCTTTTCTAATCGTACCTAAATCTTTTGCTCTACCAAAAAACCCTAATTTACCTGGCGTAGCACCAAATGCTCTAGCTGCTTTAAAACCTCTTAAAGCTGCTGGACCTGCGATTCTAAGAGCTTGTAAACCTGCAGGAATCAACCCTAATAAAGGAATTGCATAACCACCTCTACCTGTTTTATCTTTAGGTGCAAGCGGACTACCAACAGTATTGATAGCTTGTGGTTCTTTCATACCATCCATGATGCCTTCTTTGATAGGGCCACCATATCTAAACATTGGTCTATTTAATGGTCTCATATATTATCCGTATAGTTTACCAAATAATCCTGCAACACCTGTTGCTGTAGCTAAACCTGTAGCAAATGGGCTAGCGCTACCCATTGGTGCAGGTGGTGGAGATGCAAATCCAGCTAACTGTCCAAGACCACCTCCAAATTGTTGAAGTCTTTGTTGTGGTTCATATGCTGCAGTTCTTGCAGCGTCAGCTTCTGCTTGTAATTGTTGTTGCGTAATTCCTTGTCTGAATGCACCAAGATTACCTTGTGTAGCAACATCTCCTGCAAGTCCTGCTCTTTGAAAATTAGATAATGCAAATTGATCTTGCATTGCTTGTGCTCTTCTATTTGCTGCATCTGCAAAAGCCTGTTGTTGTAGTTGTGCTACAATACCTGCTCTACCTGCTGTCGTGTCAGCCATAAATTGTCCTTGTAGTGCACCCTGTCTACCACCACCAAAGGCACCAAATTGTTGTGCTTGATCTGCAATGTTTTGTAAACCACCAGCTCTAGATTGATCATACTGTCTTAATGTTTCATCAATAACAGCTCCTTGATATGGAGACATAAAATCCTGTATTGAACCAGGTGTTACTCCTGCAGGAGTAGGCATACCTGTACCTGTTAGTGTTTGTGCTTGTTGTAAAAAAGGTTTGTAAGATTCAAGACCTGCTACAGCATCTTGTATAGCATCTGTTTGTAATTGATCTTCACCAGCAACAAATTGTTTACCAGTAAACGCACCTGTGTTAATGGGTACTGATGTGCTTGCCGTCAGCTGACGGGCAAAATCTTTTGCTGATGATTCTAAATAATCTGGTAATGCCATTATATTATTCTATTCTCCAATTGTTGTGCTTGGTCAAACATTGCTTGTGCAGGATTTTCTTTGCCCTGGGACTCTTCCGATATATTACCACCAGCTTCTAGATTGTCCATCATATTTTGCATAACCTCGGCGCCTTTGTCAATGTCTCCCCCACCTGCGTTTCTTACAGCATCTGCTGTAAATACAAATTCATTCTTGCTAAGTCTAGCCGGCACATCGTCCGCTCTTTCTTCAGCTCCTATTGGCACAAAGCCACCCTCTCTATAATCTTTTTCCATGCCACCTAAATCCATTAGACCACCCTCAGCCGCTGCAGTTCTATCTGCACCAGGTTGTTTAGTCATTCTTTCAAATTCTTCTCTTGCAGCTTTTTCTGCTTCTGTTGGGGATAGACCCATATCTAAATATTTTTCTAAAAGATTCTCTAATGTTCTATCATTTTCCATATTGGATGCCATCATAACACCACCACCATTATCGTATCCTCCTCTTGGTATATCAGCTAGTCCACCACCTGCAAAAGCTCCACCAAATCTTACAGCAGCTTTAGGAGGCATAAAATACAATGCAGATCTTGTAGGGTCTGAATAGTATGCTCTTGCTTGATCTCTAATATCCTCTATGTCTGGCTGTGGCATAGTAAATGGCGTGCCCTCGTCAACCTCTTCTTCATCACCACCCATAAAGAATGGTGCAGCAATTGCTGTAGCACCTAAACCTGTAAGTGCTGTTCTACCTAAACTAAAACCACCTGTTTTAGGATCAAAAAATAAACTACCAAATGGACTTTTAGATAAGGCACTACCTTTTGTAAAAGCAGCACCTAAATTACCCAGCACTGCGCTTGGTGCGTATGTTGAAAGTTGAGCTAAAGAACCTAGTCCTTTACCAGCTCCAAGAGCACCTAATCCTCCTGTAAGACCATATAATAATGCAGCTTTACCTACCGGCGATTTAACAACTTTTTTTACAGCTTTTTTAGCTTTTTTTACAAGTTTACCTAAAAAATATCCTTGTCTCTGGTCTTCGAGACCCATAATTCCACCCATATTACGCATTTGTCTTTCCATATTCATTCTTGAAATTGCCATAATTTTACCTTTTTATTGTCTTTTTCTCCTATAATCAATCATAAATATCTACGAGATCTACTATACCACCGTCCATAAATGAACCCATAGTGCTAGATAAATCAGCACCACCACCATAACCACCACCTCCTGGTCTTCCACCTCCTGGTCCTTCCATAAAGTCAGAACTATAACCAGCTTGATAGCCACCTCTATTTCTATCTCTGTTTTCATCTTGTATGGCCCTTGCAGCAGCTTGTCTTATTGCCTCTTGTGCTGCTTCTTGTTTTTGTAATTTTGCTAAATTTGCTTCAGATATTTTTTTACCCATTCTTTGTCGTTCAATCATTTTAGAAATTCTTGCAGTTCTTCTTCTAGCTGATCTTGCAGGATCTGTATAATATCCACCTAATGCATTCATTTTATTTAATTCATCTTCACTATATACATTACCAAACTCATCTATGACTGCAGCGCCAAGAGGTCTGTTTTGAAATTGACTTGATATTGCACCTAAACCTCTTTCTAATAACGGTCCTGCAAAAGGTATACCTGTAGCTAATGAGAGTAATCCACTTCCTGCAGTTTTAGCTAAATCAAAACCTTTACCAAATGCTTTTTGAAACATGTTTTGTTGTTTTGGTTCAAATATTTCTGGAGCTGGTTTTATGTATTCATTGATCATAGTAGCAGGAACATCATAATCAAATGCTGGTTGAAATCTTTTTGTGGTAGGGTTGTATACCATACTTTTGGGTTCTCCATATTCTATGCCCTCCATTTGAATACCTTGTGGTGTATAAGAGTACATTTCACTAGGATCTATGTCTTGAAAATTACCAATAAATCCACGAGTGTCTGGACCTAAACCAAGAGAAGCTGCATAATCTCCACCTCCTCCACCACCTGTTTGATAAATGGCTGGTATACCTGCAGCTGTAGGACTACCTGGTGCAGTGGGTGTGCTTCTACTATAAGGAGCAGCTCTAAATCTTTCTTGCGGTATAAAAAAATCACCCGCAGAATAAATAGCTTGGTCTACTGGATTATAAAAACCTGGTGGTGTTGCCATTATTTTTTATCCTCATCTTTATCTGACGCTGCACCTAATGGTGGCATTGCCGCTACTTTTATTTTTACAGACCTAACCACATGTTCTTTTTTCGTGGCTGTATTTGGGTTTGCAATATCGTCCTCTGCCTCTTTGTCAGAACCATATTCATAACCAGTTTCTTTGTTTCTTAAAACTACCTCTGTTTCACATTTTACGACCGGTACTTTTTTACCGTTTATGTATGTGTACGCTACTTCTCCTTCTTCTATAAACATATTAATCCCTATTTATTTCTAGCAGAGAAACTACTACATGTAATCTACCTGCGGTTGTTGCTTGTGCTTTTAATATCTCACTCTCTTCTAATACAATTGGCTGTGTAATCAACTCTGTAGTTGCATTAGAGGCAATTGCTTTTGTTTTAAAAAGAGAAAATACTGCTGCACTTGCATCTGTTAAAGTTACATTAATACTATCTCCACTACCTGAGTCATCAGATACTAAAATATTTTTTATAATTGCTCTAGAATTACTAGGCGACGTATATAACGTTGTGTTATCGGTAGTTGTAAGATCTACTTTTGCGTTTCTATAAATATTAGCCACTTAAAAACCAAGAGAATCTCTCTTGCTCCTGTTCTTGTTCATCTGCAAACGTTGAGTTTAATTGTTCTACAATCAACGCAATAGCTCTGTTAATTTGTTTTTGGTTAGATATATCATATTCTTCTTTTGGTTCTGGTAATCTAATTACTATTTTAGCCATTATCTTCTACCATCCGGTTGTACATCTAGCCTAAATGTGCCAAATCTCCATGACTCAGATGCAGCATCATTTTCTATTTTTATATTTACAAATCTTCCGCGTGCTCTTGTATCTTTTTTATCAGTGCTTGCGGTAATTGTAAATGGACTCAAAGACGTTGTAGTTTGTGAATCTGAAGGGTATCTTTTAATAGCTAATGTAACTTTTGCATTACCCGCTAAATCTTTAAAGTCGGGTAAAAATCTTCTTACAGCTAAAAATACATCTCCTGCTACTTGATACGCTTGACCTCTCATTCTTTGTTGTAGATCATAATCATATGATTGTATAAATGATGTAACAGTTGTTGTAGATCCATCAGGATTAACTTGGTCTGTGCCTATCTCATGTTCAAATAATGTAGTTTGCCCGAGCCCTGATTCACCAACAATGGCCGGAAATGTACC